ATAAGATAATCATTGTTCCAGCTAATTGGCTGTGAACTATGCGGTTGTGGCGGAATGGCAGACGCGCTAGCTTGAGGGGCTAGTGGGAGCAATCTCGTGCGGGTTCAAGTCCCGCCAACCGCACCATCATATACACAATAATTATTCACATCAATATCGACATAATCTGCCGAGATAGTCACAGTGCGGATAATACGCTGCATTAAAGCTTGGATTTCTTCCAAGCTTTTTTTATTTTTTAAAATGGACACATATTTGTCAAACATTTTCTGAACATATTCAGGGTTGATTGTGATTTCCGGTTCGGCCTGAATATCGTCAATTTTGACTTTTACGGAGGTTAATTCTGCTTTTACGTCAGATAACCTTTTTAAATCATATTCGTCAGCCATACCGCCTTCCAGTATGCTATACAAGGCATTTAATCTTTTTTCTATGCCGTTTCTTTGTGCAATAAGGCTGTTAAGTTGTTTAGGCTCTGTTTTGGCCGCTTCTTGGTATTTGGATGTAGCAGCAGTTATAATTTCAGCAACATTCTTAGTTAAAACGTTCTTCAAAACTGCATTAGTCACAAGATCTTCTAAGTCATGCTTTGGTATCTTAGGAACCTGGCATTTATTGTCTGATTTGGAATGCTGGTCAATGCATTGGTAATATACATATCTATGGCCATGAGCCGTGGCGGAAGTTCCGCAAGCTGCCTTACCACATGAACATCTAACCAAGCCGGAAAGAATATAAGGTTCTTTTGCTTTATTTCTGCCTGGGCGGCGTTTGTTCTTAGCTATAATATCCAATACTCTGGCGTATTCAGATTTAGAGATTATGGCCGGGATAGCATCTTTAATGACAATCATATCATTGGCTGTACTATGGCTATTCCTACGGCCGTCATAGCGTGTCTTAACCTTACCAAAAGTATAAGTGCCACAGTAACGAGGATTATTAATAATAGAGTATAAAGAGTTCCGGCCAAATGACTTACCGACTTTAGTTTTATAACCATGAGCTTCTAAGACATTAGTAATCTTATGATATCCGTATCCTTGCAGATATAAATTAAATATCATACGAACAATAGGAGCTTCCTCTTCATCAATGACATATTTCTGATTAACAACTTTATAACCAAGTGGCGGAGTGCCACCGGGGAACATGGCTTTAAGAGCATTTTCTCTTTGACCCTTTTTGGTTTCATTGGCCAAGTTCCGGGAATAATAGGCGGCAAAGCCTACCAGGTTATTCTCCATTAGTTGGCCTTCTGCGGAACTGTCTATGCTTTGCGCTGCATATTCATAGCGTAGTCCCAGGGAGAGTATCTTTCTCTTAAAATTATAATAGTCATATTCATTTCTGGCGTTTCGATCTAGCTTATGAAAGATGATAACATCATAAATGTTTTGTCTGGCATCAGCTAGCATGGCCTTGTAATTATCTCTCTTGGCTATTGTGGTACCGCTTTTGGCTTCATCCTTATAGATTTTTACTATAATATAACCCTTTTTACGGCAGTATTCTCGGCAAGCTCTTACCTGGGCATCAATACTCTCTTCTCTTTGTGATTCACGGCTGAATCTGGCATATATTACTGCTCTTTCATTCATAGGACCATCCCTTTCTTAGTCGCATATTTTTGACAAAAAGTGTGCATATTATTTAGAATAAAAGCAGAAAGTGTTATTCTGCTTTCAATGCATATAAACAATAAAGGCCTTCCTTGGCATAGGGAGGCCTTTTATGATATAATATCAAGAGCTAAAGGTCTCCAGTCGTGGGAGTATTTGGCAATGACCGTTCGGTGTTGGCGCACCGGCGGTCTATTTTTTTACTTATTATCTTCAGGATGATTTTTTGCCCATTCAATTTGGCCTTTCATACTTGCAGATGGTTTTTTTCTTTGAGGTTCTTCAGGTGGAGCACAAGAGGCCATCGCTTTTTCTTTAAAATCAGCAGGTAAATCCCTTTGGCAATGTGGGCAAACAACTGCATCTATATGTATTAGTTCCTTGCAAAAAGGACATGGTACTCTTCCACTTGCGCTTGCATCTTTAAGCTTTTGGTCCTCTGTTTTAGAAATTATAAGAGAGTGGGGAAGAGCAACGATAAACAATAAAAAACCATAAATATACCAGGTCATAAAATCTCGGCCCTTTTTTGATGCAATAGTTGCAGGAATAAATCCTAAAATCAAAGCAGCAACAATACCAGCAAAAGTCATAATAGATTCCTCCTCTAAAATTTATTTTATATTATTTAAACCACCTTGGATAATTCTAAGAATTATGCGCCTTTCCCACGGGCAGTTTCTTGGGGAAAGGTGGTAAAATCCGGATTAAGAGTAAATGATTTGACGGCATCGGAGGCGATTCGCTGTCCTTTTTTATTGAGACTACGAAAATCTTCTATAAGTGAAATTTCATCTTTTGTAAGAGATTTAGCTATTTTAGCGATATTATCATCTAAATAATAAGCTTGGCGGTTATCTTTTTCATCAAAAAAATAACTTTTGGGTACTGAGAATACTGCTGATAACTTTTCAATTACACCCATTCTTGGAATAGATTTTTTTAGTAACCACTTACCAACAGTTGATTCTGAGATACCGATTGTTTCAGCCAATTCTCTTTGTGTAATATTATTTTTATCAAGAAGTGTTTTAAGCTTTTTTACAAATATATCTTGAAAAGCTTGAACTTCATTGTTTGTCATTATTATCACATCCTTTACATATTCTGATTATAGAATAAAATTCTAATAAAAGCAAGAATAAAAAGCCGAAAAATAGAATTTAAGTATTGACACTAGAACTAAATTCTAGTATACTTTCAAAAAGAGGGGGTGAGATAAATGGAATTTAAAATGTCTTTAAAGGCAGCAAGAACTCAAGGTGAACTTACTGTTATTAAAATGGCTAGAGCGCTTGAAATCGGCAAGGACAGATATCTTAAGTGGGAAAAGCATCCAAGCTTAGTTCCTGCTGTTTATCAGCCCAAAATTTCAGAAGTTACCGGCGTTCCGCTAAACCTTATTTTTTTTGGCAATTAGCTAGAATATAATTCTAGCTAATAAAGGAAGGAGAAAATCATGGCCAACGTAGGAATTTCAAATCCGGGAACTAGCCATATAAAAATAAAGCAATTGGAGTGGAATAACCTTGTAAGGGCTACGTTCCAGGCTTGCCTAAAAAACAAGGGCGACAATGTCCATCATGAAAATATTTTAAAAAAAGATGGCAGCAGCATTAAAGCTGATGCATGAGGAGCTGCCATGAAAAAAATAATTGAATTTTGGGCCAGGCATGAAGCTCTTATTGGCTTCCTTATGGATTGCATTGCTATTGTCTTAGCAATATGTGCCATTGAAAGAACGCTCCCAGCATATGTACGACATTAATTTAGGAGGAGAAAAAAATGAATCTAATTGTTAATATAGACGATTCACAAATAGAAGAAAAAATTAAAAAGCTTAACCAAAAAATAAAAGAAATTCGCGAGCTTACCAAGGAGCTAAATAATATGCCAGGAGTAAAAGTAACTCTAGCATCAGAAAAGGCTGATGCTAAAGCATCAGCCCCAAAGGATTAAAGATTCTCTTTTACTTTTTTGTACAGAAAGAAGAGGACATGAAAGGTAGGCTATAAAAATGGAAAATAAAAAAGTTGAAAATCAGAATAAATCAGAACTGCTAATAATGTTTATAAATCATACTAAAGCCTTAATAGAGATATCTGAGAAAAATCATCCCGAACCACAGATAGAGACTGAGATTCGGGAAGACGTGAGATTAATACTTACTAATGTTTTTAATTTTCAGTTGTCATTGTTAGCATGGAGGTAACAAATTGGTTAGAAGAATAGAAGGTGGATAAATGTTTACTGATAAACATATTGAAATAATGAGTTTAGCAATTAGCTGTGAACGTACAGATGTGGCCAAAAAAGCATTTGACATGATTCCGTGCATTGATAACGAAGTTGGTGTTAAACGATACTATGAACTAAAAAAAGCTTTTATGCTGGTTGCGGCAGTAGAAGCATTTGGAATAAGCAAGGAGCTGGATAACTATTTACACAAGTATAAAGCTACTGTCTGAAAGACTGCTGCATATAATGTTTGATATTTGCATATATGGTCACTGATGCTAGAAAGCATGCCTTTTTGCAAAGGATAGCCTTTTTGAATGCAGTCAAAAAGTGGTTCAAGATTTTTAATTAATAACGTTTTTTCTTCTTGTGAAGTTTCTAGAGTTTTAATAAGAGTTTGAATTTGTTCAAAAGAATATCCTTGAGAAATATTTATTGTGTTTCCTTTAGCATTATTACCAACAATTCCATTATTCACCAAGGAATTTGTATTTATTGTTATTCCAGTGGCAGCATCTGTTATACCTTCTATCTTGGCTATTCCTTTTTCGGTTAGTCGGCAACTTATATTACTGCCTATACATTCTGCATATGGTTCTATAAACCCAGAAGATTTTAGCAACCGATAGTTATCTAGTATCTCTGGTAAATTTTTTACATCTTTGTTTGGAACGCTATAAGCAGGTATTTTTTTAGCACAAGTTTCATCATAAAAAAACTGTAGCAGTTTCATCATATCTTCATGTTTAGACATAATACCATCTCCTTTTTTTAATTATATCATTATACAAAATTGAAAGGTAGGAAATCTCAAATGCAAATCGTTATTAATGTTTCAGATGAGGATTTTATTAGGATTAACCAAAAGATTGAGAAAATCAAGGATGAGCAGCAAGAGTGGAAGAGAATAAACCAAAACTGTAGTGATCTTATTCAAAACTTACCGCAGTTTTCTGTAGATAAAGATAAGCTCAAAAAAGGCAATGAACATTTCCTTGATGTTTTAAATTCTGCATTCAAGGGAATGAGCGTTACACCAGGTGTACTTAAAACTGTTAAGATGCATAGCCTAAAAATAGTGCCGGCATATTTTGATGATGTGGCCAGCGGCAAAAAGAAGTTTGAAATTCGTAAGAATGATAGAGATTTTCTTGTCGGCGACTTGCTTAATCTTCGTGAGTGGAATCCAGAGGCAGAAAGATATACCGGCAGGGAGCTTACGGCCAAGGTTACTTATAAAATCAACGGCGGCCAATACGGCCTTGACGCTGATTACTGTGTGCTTGGAATCGAAATCGACAGTAAGGAGTGATTTCATGAAAAAAGCAATAATAGCTCTAATCATAGCTCTTAGTCTTTCCGGAATTGCCCAAGCGCTTGAACAAGCTCCACATCCTCAAAGCACAATGATAATTACTGTGCAGCCAGGCGAAACTCTCTGGGAAATTGCCGGCAGATATATGGAAGATGGCCAGAACATCCAAGAAGCTATGTATATCATTAGAAAAGCCAATCCTGGTAATATACCCGGCGGCATGGTTCTCTCCGGAGAGAAACTTATTATTCCCGTACCCATGAGCATGGAGGCTAAATGACCAAGCATCAAAGGGCATTACTAGAACAGGCATTTTTGGCCATTCGGGTTTATTGCAAATCCATAGACTGTTCTAATTGTCCTTTCTATATTAACGGACCTACTTGTATTGCAGATAATTTTTTAAAAATATTGGAAGAAGAATTTGATAATAAGCGAAAGGAAAAAACCAATGATAAACCACAATAAGAAATTAATTTATGTTGCACACCCTTTCAATGGTTCTGAGGTTAATGTAGCCAAGGCTACGGACCTATTGGTGCTTCTCCAGCAGCAGTATCTAGAACAATATACCTTTGTTTCTCCTATTCATGGGTTAAACGTTGGTCTAGCTTATGAGTGCTTAACAGCCGATATTGCTATATCCAACTGTATTAATCTCCTTAAGCGGTGTGATGAGGTTTGGGCAGCTCCTGGATGGCGGGAATCAAGTGGATGCTTAGATGAATACCATTTTTGCCAACAGAATAAAATTCCATTTTACGAAATGAAATTTTCTGTTTCTCCTTTTTTGATAAACGCCGGGCAGGTAGAAGGCAAAGTAGAAGAGCCTGAAGAACCTAAAGTACCGATACCTATCGAAGATAAAGCAGAATTGCCGGAACATGATTTCGGCAAGCTATTTACTAAGGAAGATTTAGATTTTCTTGATAAGTTTTCGGCCAAAGGCGGTTCTGTTAAGGCACTAGCAGGAAAGGCCGGCATTAAGTGTAAAGTATTCTATGCAAGAATCTACAGGGCTAGGAAAAAATTAAAGGAACAGGATACACCGCAAATTGAAAAGGCTGATTCTGTGGCTGCCAAGAAAAAAGAAAACTTTATAAAGGCCATGACAACTAAACGCAATCTTTCGAGGTTTAGCAATGAAGATCTTAAATAATTGTCCATATCGTCAAAAGGCAGATACTAAAAAGCGTAAATTAACAAGATGGTTTGATATTAATAATTACTTTATCTGCTTCTTGGATGGCAAGGGATGTATGCCAGAAATTGATAGGAGATGCCCCAGAGATACAGGAGGTGGCGGTAATGAGAATTAGGATACAGCGTTCCGGAGAAAAAATAAAAACAGAAGGTAGCGTTCCTAATACTGTAATAAACATTATTGTTGAAGAGTTTGTTAGGTTTATGTTGGCAAACAAAATGACCGCTAGTGCTAAGGACACCAGCGGTCAAGGTTCAAAATATCCAGACAGAAATTTTGAAGTTATTTAAATTATACCACAGATTGAGGAGGTGGCAATATGTATTTTAATGTATGTCCACATTGTGGAGCCCATTTAGACCCCGGCGAGCGTTGCGACTGCCTGCAAGAAAAACAGAAGTCACCTATTCGAGAACATATAGTGAGTGATTCTGAAAAGAGTAGGAGGACAAATTATGAATCAGGAAGTTATAAACAAAATCAACGAAGAAGTTATTAAAAATAAAAATAATACTGCGTTTGTTCGTATTGCTGATTATTTAAAGTTTAAGGTTGCCGGAGACGAAAAGGCAGCAGCTAAATACCTTGGAAAGAACGGAAGTATTCAGCATTGCTACGATGATATTCGCTCAATGGCCAGAAAAGAATCTTCCGGTAACGCCTGTTGTGTTGAAGATGAGAAAGTGTTTGGCTGGGCGAAGGAATTCTATGGCTTAACTAATGCTGCTGAATCAGACGGCATAGATATTGATAAGCTCTTAGAATAGGAGTGATCTTATGTCCTTAGATGTCACAAAAAAACAAGTTAAAGAAATATTGAGCCACTTTCCGGATATTAATAGCAAAGTAAAAAGCTGGATAAGGCACGATGTAATGAATAATTATATTATCGTCAAGGATAAGAAGCATAAAGAAAAAGGCTGGTGTACCTGCTGTCGGCACTCTGTAGAATTAGAAAATAGTCAGCACTTGGCGAATGTAGTATGCCCATATTGCGGCACAAATGAGCAAGTAATATTTGCCTGGCGCCGAAAAGCTGAGAGAACAGAGGTACAGTATTGGGTATATTTTAATAAATCCAAAAAGGATAAAGATGCCATAGTAGCACGTTGGGGGGAATCAGTCCGGAATGAGTATAATAGCAAGCTGAGTTCCTATGACAACATTTTAAATTACTTTTTAGCTTATTATGTCTTTTATCCACATCAAGTGCATAAAAAAAATATTATGTTGAAACATAATGGTAGAGCCAACTGGCCTTTTAATCAGTGCAAATCGATTTATCCCAACGAATATGAATTACGAAAAACAATTTTCCCTCTCAATAATTCAAGTGATTATTATTTTAATTGTAGGCAGGGGACCTTTATTGATGCAAAAAGCCTATTGGATGCAGTAAAAAATACTAAATTTCAATATATTTTTCCAGACAAATTAATGCCGATTCAAGATATGGCTCCTAATCATGAGCAAGCTTTTATCCGTTGGTTAGATGTATACAATAAATACCCAGCTCTTGAATATTTATGGAAAATTGGCTTAAAAAGATTTACTAGAGACATGGTAGATCATATCTATATGATTGCTGATTTTGGCGTTAATGCTAGAGGAAAAACAATAAAGGATTTTTTAGGATTCAACCCTACGCCAGAAGAAGTGGCAATCATAGAAGAGCAAGGTTCTGAAAGAATTAACATAATTAAGTATTGGGAAGAAAACTTAAAGAATTTGGGCATAATTTCTCTTGCCCAGTTTGCTGGAGCTAGAGGCATGATTTGCTGGCAATATGAGTTGGAAAGGCTCAAAAGGATACACTTATATGAAAAAAGTTTTGTCAAGATATTTAATCACCTTGAAAAATGGCGGGCTTTGTATCTCAACAAGCAGACCTACAATGACATACTGACGACTTGGGATGATTACATTGATATTCTTAAGCAGCATCATCTTAATGTTAAAGACCTAATGTATCCAAAAGACCTATTCAAAGCACACAGCCACCAGGTAATGCAAATAAAGCTTTTGCTTAACAAAGAAGTAAATAAAAAAATAATAAATAGGGCAAAAGATTTGGGCAAACTGTCTTATCAAAACGAATCATTTGTAATAAGGCCTATCAATGATTATCAAGAGTTGTACGAAGAGGGCAATTTCCTACATCATTGTGTAGCCAGCTATGCAGACCGGTACGCATCAGGCAAAACCAATATTTTTACAATACGAGATATTAAACAGCCGGCGATGCCAATTGTTACGGTTGAAATTAATAAAAAAAGTATTGTGCAAGCCAGGGCCAAATTTGACCACCGACCGAAAAAGGATGTTGCGACATTTTTGAAAGAATATCAAAAGGCTAAAGGCTTAAAAGGAGAATGGACACATGAAGAAATGTATTGATAATACTGAAATTGCAGTTGCTAGGACAGTAGAAATGGTTGCAGCGGAAATCAATGGCATTAAGGACCAGACCAGGCAGATGGTGCTGGTCAATGCTATTGCTATTGGCCAGAGATTAGCTGAAGCTCACGAAATGGTGCCTTATGGCGAGTGGGAGAAGTGGCTCAAAGAGAATGTTAATTATTCTAAAACCACCGCTACTAATTTAATTAATATCTTCAATGCTTATTCCACTGACCAAGGCCAGTTATTTGGAGTGCAGACAAAAAGCCAAGCGCTTGGTCAACTTAGCTATACACAGGCGCTTGTTTTGCTTGGCCTTCCGGCTGAAGAGCGAGAAACATTTGTAATTGATCATGATATGGAAAGTATCTCCACAAGAGAGCTTCAAAAAATCGTTGATGAAAAAAAGGCAGCCGAGAAAAAAGCTCAAGAATTCAACTCCATGCATATCGAGGACCTTAGCCGGATAGATAAACTGGAGAAAGACTTGGAGAAGTCCAAAACAAACAAGGATAAAGAAAAAATCAAACAGCTGAAAGACCAGCTTAAAAACGAGCAAAAGTATATTGCTGAATTACAAAAAAATGCCCATAAAAAAGAGATTGTCGAGAAGGTACCTGATGAAGTAGTGGCAGAGCTAGACAGTCTCAGAAAGAAAATAAAACTAACCGATACCGATGCTAAGTTTAAGGTTAATTATAAAATTTTCCACGATAGTTTCGAAGAAATGGCCAACTTAGCTCAATCCGATGTTAAATATGCAAAGGCATTAACAGAAATCTTAAGTAAGCTCCAAGCTGAAGCTATTAAATTAGCTTGCCTTGCAATAGACAGGGAGGATAAATCTAATGAAAATAATTAATATATCTTTTGGCGGCGGCAAGGTGAAAATTAATTACCTTTCCGGCGAAAATGATAAGGAAGAGAACGTACTGGCAAGCCCGGACTTGCCAGCACCAGAATTTATCAAGGCATTAAAAGCAATTATGCCTGTGTTTGCACAATATTTTCAGCTTCCCGATGCCGTAATCAAAAAGTGCGAGCTGAAGAAGTTGAAATTTAAGCACTATGATTATCTGAAGGATAAGGATGCTTTTGATTATAGAATCTTTGCAACATTTAGCTATGATCCTAGCTACTTAACAGATGGTGTCATTGCAGGTGAATGTATAGAGATTCCGGCTCAATTTGATAAAGAAAAAAATAAATTTATTGTGGATGCCAAAAAGGCCGGAGATGCAATCCAGGAACAGGCTCTATTGTACATTAATGGCGAAAGAGCACAAACCAAGCTGGATTACGATAAAGAATAATGCCGGCCTGGACAGAAGAGGATTATGCTGACTACTTGGCCAAACGCCAAAAAAAGAAATCTATACATAAGACCAATGGTCCGGTAGTTAGCGTTGGCTCTAAAACTAAAAGTAAATATTCAAATAAAAAAGTTTGGCTTGATGGCATGATTTTCGACAGCACCAAGGAAGCTGCATACTATGCTGACTTAAAGCTGCTATTAGCGGCAAAAGAGATAATTGCTTTTAACTGCCAGGTTGAATTCATTTTACAAGAAGGCCAGATTGGTACAAAACCAATAATTTATAAAGCTGATTTTCTAGTAATTGATAAAACTGGCCATCCGTATTATGTGGATGTGAAAGGCTTTAAGACCGATGTCTACAAGATGAAGAAAAAGATGCTTTTGACCAAATATCCAAATATTGATTTTAGGGAGGCGTGAAATGCTTAGATTTCAAGTTTTATTTAGCAGCAGGGCAAACAATAACTATCTACAAAGAATATTTTATAACTTTGCATATGAACATCGGCAACTTGCCAAAGATGATGCCGTAATGTTTTTAGCACATCTTCTGAGTTGGCTGGAAGAGGAAATTAAAGAAGATGATCCTGATTATTGGTCTACTGTTCTTCCTTGCACACATAGAGAGTGGCTTCAAACCCTATCTAACGAGGAATATGCAAAGGCACTCTCATTATCAAGAGATAAATATATGTGTCCGGTCTGCGAGAAAAGATTTAATAAAAGTTGTAGTTACGGTCCTGAGAACGAAGAATCCTGTATCAAAGCACTGGCAAAATGGCTTTCATTAATTCATCAAGATGATTTGCCATTGTGTCCGTTTACTGGATGCCCAGATTGTAATAGAGAAATGAAAGTATTTTCATTTCAAAACAACATGAAAGAAGAAAGATTTTCAGTTAGGCCAAAAAATCGTATGCCTAAAACAGCTCTTTTTAGTTGTCCAAGTACAATTCTTTTTGAAACTAAAGAAGAAGCCAAAGCTGCATGGATTAAGGCCATTGGAAGAATATCTCATAAGTTTTAGGGAGGCTTGAAATGAACAAAGTTATTGATAATCTGCTGCATCCTATAAAGTCAATACCTTTAGAAGTTGTTTATGGAGCAATTAAAATAATAAAGGCAGTTTGTACTTTAAACGGTCAATATTGTCAAAACTGTTGCTTAAGAGACGAATATAATCATTGTTCTATCATCACTAATCCTTATCCAGCAGAATAGTTTATTGTCAAACATGATGATATAGCCTTGAACAAAAGCCTTTTTATGGATGAATTTGATATAGAAAAAGAAACAAATAATAAAGGTGATGAATCATGAAAATAGTCTTTGAAAATAATCAATCAGTAGATATGCCATATCCGGCATGGGTGATTTCAAAGCATATGGGCCTAGTTGGCGGCTTGTTAGTCGTGTCTTATCAACTTGATCCTGACAGGGAAGAATGTTTCTTATGGCATTTGTGGGATGCTGTTAAATGCTGGTGGCACTGCCGAAAATACTAGAAAGGTGAACATATAATGCCTAAAAATTGTATTTGCGATGATGATGATGACGAAATTACCTGTCCCAAAGGATTTAAAATATGTTGCCAATTTTGTGACGTCAAAAAGCAATGCGAATCAGAATTAGGCTACAAACCTTGCTTGCTTACTTATAAAGAATGCAAGGACTTTTATAAGGAACATAAAAAATGAATATAAAAAAGACAAAATATATTTGCGGTGATGATTGGAGAGAAGATAACTGTCCAAAACATTTAAAAAACTGTTGCCGTTTTTGCAAGTATGAAGCTGGCTGTAAATTTGCATTAGGATATTACCCATGCAACTTATATCCAAATCAATGTATGGTATTTGAGGAGGTAAAAAATGAGCGAAAACAGAATTAAGATTATTTACGGAAATGAGGATTTAGAGAAGAAAGTAAATACTTTTTAAAAAAATCTCAATGGAAAAGTATTAAACATAAATACTAAAAATGTGTCTCATCCTCTTGATGGTAACTGTTTACAGTGCACAATTTTATATATTGAATATCCGCCAAGGCAGAGCTGGTTATAGCATGGAAGATAAGGTATATATGGATACTCAAGAGCTTATTAAGCAACTTTGCCCTTTTTATAAGGAAAATCGTCATAGAGTTGACGAAGATAAATGTTACGGCATCACTTATTATGATTCGGCCACTCCTTCTGATTTATGCAGCAAGTGTATTTTAAATGATGAATATCATCATTATTAAAAGGAGGTTCTAAAACCATGGAAACCACGACTAACTTATTTCCGCCGGAAACTACGTTGCCTGACAATGTGAGCAAACCTGTAAATAAGAAGTATAAAACACCTGGTATATATGAAGATAAAAGAAATGGCAAGTTTATTGTCAATTACATGGGCCATTATTTAGGCCGGTATAAAACCCACAGAGGAGCAGCAAGGGCTTTAACTAATTACAAGAATAGCCTTTTGCTTAAGCCAATGGCTTCTCCGCTATCAATTAATGATTCATACCAGAAGATGGCCAGAGATGCTTTTGTCGCTAAGGCCATTGCAGCCATAGTATTGGTTATGCTGATTCTACTAATCTCAATGAAGGGGTTATATAGCTAATTCTTCCCGGTATATATAATGGAAGGAATTTTATTGTAAAACATTTTCCTTCTATTATATATACATTTAAATTAACAGGCGGCGGCCTGTTTCTAGCTTGATAAATAATATTATTTTGAGGACGGTCTATTATGCCATATTTGCAATATACTTTTGTAACAGGTCGAGTTGTTGAAATTGAGAAAAAGCATAGTGTTAAATATCAATCCGTTTTAAGAACAAGGCAACCCAAAAAACAAGAGACCATAGAAAGTCAAAAAATAATAAACGAAAATAATGCCATAAAGAATCTTCGTAGAATTATTAATACTAATTTTGGCTATAGAGATTTTCATTTGGTGTTAACTTATAGACCGGAAAACAGACCAATCGGCAGGGAAGAAGCAATTAACGAAGTTAAGAACTTTCTTAGGCGGCTTAGAAATATATATCGTAAAGCTGGAATTGCGTTGAAATACATTCTCACCAGCGAATATGGCGAGAAGTCAATACATCATCATCTGGTGGTACCTAACATTAACCCTGCAATGATTCAGAGAGTTTGGACTAACGGAAGAATCAATGTGCAGCCATTAGACAATACTGGCCAATACGAACAGTTGGCCAGCTATTTGATTAAACAAACACGTAAGACATTTCTTGATCCTAATCGTTCCTTGCATAAAAAGAGATGGTGTGGTTCAAGCAATCTTATTCATCCGGAGCCAATCATTGAGATTGTTAAAGCTGATTCATGGCGTGAAGATCCTGTGGCATGGGAAGGCTATAAGATTACTAGGTGCAAGTCCGGTGTAGACGATTTCACCGGCTATCCGTATCAAAGCTATATCATGGTTCAAGAAATAGAGCTTTTCCCGGAGGTAAAACAAATTGAGCTACCGCCCAAAAAACGAAGAAGAAGAAAGAGAAAACAATATAGGCCGATTGTCAGCCAAGAACTCTTCTAAGCAGACCATCAGCCATACTACCTTTGCCTGGATGAACAGAGGGAAGAACATACGACAGAAGATAGCCTCACACAATGAACAGAAGCAATCTGTCATTGACCTATTGCATAGACTATCTCCATGCATGAGCGAAGCTCCTTCCGGTGGTGCCGGTCAAGGCGATAAGATTGGCAATTCCATTGCAAAGATAGACGAACTGAATAATATTCTAACCGCTGAAGTTAAAGAGCTTGGGCAAGTTCTTATCGAGATTAACGCTGTGATTAAGAAAGTTAAGCTGAAGAACAAGGAAACACAGATTGCCCAGGTTATTCTTGAACGCCACTTCTGCCTTGATAAGCCAGAGTGTCAGCTTGAGCATATCGCCTGTAAGATTAACTATAGCTATAGGCAGACCTATAGGCATTACATCATGGGGATGCTAGAAGTCCAGAAGATTCTAAAAAAACAAAAGATAAAGATGTCATAGAATGTCATACTCTTGACGTGTTATACTGTATGCGTGAAAAGAAGGTAAACACGGTCATTAGTGTGCAACATAGCTAATGGCCTTTTCTTATGCCTGAAAGAAGGTGGCACATTGGCCAGAGACTTTGCCGAAAAGTTCTATAACTCCAAGGAATGGCTAAAGTGTAGGGCATCTTATTTGGCTTCGGTAAAAGGTCTCTGTGAAAAGTGTTTTAGGTCAGCATTGATTGTTCATCATAAGATACCTTTGACAGAGGAAAATATCAATGATCCTCAGATTACTTTATCTTTTGACAACCTTCAAGCACTTTGTTTGAATTGTCATAATGAAGTACATGGCTACAAAAGCAAAGAGAAGTCAATCCAGGATGGATACGCTTTCACGGCTGATGGAGACATTATAGCTATCCCCCCTGGTTCACACCCCGGTAGGGCAAAAAATTAAAACCGAGATAGCCCCTTCGCTTAACACACAGGTCAAAAAAATTTACCCCAGTGTATCCGAGGGGCGGCAAGATGGTGATACGAAATGCTCAAGAAGGTTACAAAAAAAAAGAAAACTTCCAATAAGAGCGAAAAAATCGTAACTCAAAAAATAATTGACAAAGAAATTCGCCGACTTAAGAAAATTTACGCAGATTTGCCAAAAAATAAATGTGTTTTAGCCCAAAAATTAATAGAAAATGCTGCTTTTTTATCATACAAGCTTGATGACCTGCGTAAAATAATGCTGGAAAACCCAGATGTAGTCGAGACTTACCAGCACGGTGAAAAACAATCAGGAACTAAGCAAAGTGTATATATGACTAGCTACGAATCCGTATTAACTACTTACGGCAGAGTTATAGCCCAGCTTGATAAGATGCTTCCAGCGCCCAAACCGGTAGCTAAGAAGGCAGATACTGATGAAGAACTCGAAAACTTTATTAACTCAAGATAGTGAATTTAATCCTATCAAGGAATATTGGGAGCAGATTAAACATGGGCTTAAGGTTAGCCGGAAGGTACGGTTAGCATACAAAAAATTAAATAGCGATATGCGTAATAAAAAATGCGTGTGGGCCTACAATCCTAGAAAAGCCCAACACGCTATTTTATTTATCGAAAAGTTTTGCAAGCATTCCAAAGGCAGCAAAGGTGGTCAGCCTTTTATCCTGGAACTGTGGCAAAAAGCTATGGTGGCTGCCATGTTTGGCTTTGTTCACAAAATTGATGGAACAAGGCGCTTTCAGGAAGTCTTTTTTATGGTTGCAAGAAAGAATGGTAAATCTACTTTAGCGGCTGCTATAGGCCTTTATCTACAGATAGCAGACCAAGAGCCAGGTGCCGAGGTATATGCAGTCGCAACTAAAAAAGATCAGGCCAAGATTATTTGGCTGGAAGCCAAACGGATGGTTCTTAAAAGTCCGAAGCTGCTCCAGAAGGATAAGCCGCTAGTGTCTGAGCTTTACGCAGCCAGCAATGAAAGTTATTTTAGGCCTCTTGGTTCAGATTCAGAAACCTTGGACGGCCTTAATGTTCACGGTGTTTTATTTGATGAAATTCACGCCTGGAAGAGCAGAGAACTATACGATGTTGTTAAAGACGGCACTAGCTCCAGAGAGCAACCATTAATTTTGATTACTACAACAGCTGGTACAGTGCGAGATAGCATTTTCGATATTAAGTATGATGAAATGGCACGTATTATAAATGGCTATGAAGATGGACAAGAATTTAACGATAGAGTCTTACCGATAATTTACGAGCTTGATGATAAGTCAGAATGGACTAATCCAGACTGCTGGGCCAAGGCTAATCCGGGACTAGGTACCATTAAAAAAATAGATACTTTAGCCACAAAAGTTAAAGAGGCACAGAGGAATCCACTATTAGTCAAGAATCTGCTGTGCAAAGATTTTAATATTCGTGAGACCAGTATTGATGCCTTCCTGACATTTGCTGAGATACAGAATCCGGCAAAATTCACGATGGAAGAGCTGGAGCCAAAAGTCAAGTATGCTATTGGCGGCGTAGATCTGTCAGAGACTACAGACTTAACGGCTGCAACCTTGATATTCAAGAATGCTCCGGACGGGCCGATGTACAACATGAGTATGTTCTGGATACCGGAGGATGTTTTTGAAAAAAGAGTGTATGAAGATAAGGTGCCATATAACATATGGCGAGACATGGGCCTAATCCGTTTAATACCTGGCAACAAAAACCATCCCAAATTTGTAACTGAATGGTTTAAAGAAATTGTTGATACCTTTGGATTGTATATTACTTGGGTTGGATACGATGCCTGGGGTGCTGAATATTGGGTTGAGGATATGAGCAAATACTTTGGCAGTCAGGCATTGGTGCCGGTTCGCCAAGGCAAACAAACGTTAAGTATCCCGATGAAAGAGCTCAAGGCCGATTTAGCGGCCAAGAAGATTATTTACAACAACAATCCCCTTATGAAATGGTGCATGGCCAACGTTAATGTTGACAGCGATAAGAATGGAAACATCCAGCCGCACAAAGGCAGGAACCAAAGAGCGAGAATAGATGGCTTTGCGGCCCTGCTCAATGCTTATACCATATATCAAAAGCATATGGAGGAATACAACACCGATATTGGAGGTTACTAATATGGGCTTGATTACAAGATTTAAAAATTTATTAACAAACAGGAATAAAAGTCCCACCGAAGTTACTTATCAGCTAATGCGAATTTTAGGTAATGGTACTTGGGCCTGGAACGGTAAGATATACGAATCTGACATGATAAGGTCTATCATAAGGCCCTTCGCTTCTGCTATTGGCAAATTGGAACCCAAGCAAATACGAACAAGCAAGGATGATGTGCTTATTAATCCAGATTTGTACGTTCAATTCCTATTGCAAGAACCTAACCCACTCATGACCGGCCAAAAGTTCCGTGAAAGATTAGCCTGGCAGTACATGCTGAATGGAAATGCTTTTGCGCTGATCGTTCGAGATGTCAACGATTACGCAATACAGATGTATCCAATCAATTCATGTGGCGTTGAAGCAATATACGAGAATGGCAATCTGTTTTTAAGATTCTCTTTGCTCAACGGCAAGCAAGCTACTTATAGCTATAACGATATTATTCATGTACCTTTTGATACCGGAGACAATGAGCTCTTTGGTTCTAGTAATGCTAAGGCACTACTTCCGCTAATGACGGTGGTATCAGCCAGCGATGGAAGTATAGTTAATGCTATTAAAAATTCCGGCATTGTAAAATGGCTGCTCAAATACTCCAGAGGGATGTTATCCCCTGAATTAAAAAAGAGAGCCAAGGAATTCTCCGACAATTTTCTTATCACTCAAACCGGTGAAGATAATATTGGCGTGGCGGCTGTAGGTGCCGATGCTGATGCTATTCAGATAGAACCAAAGGACTACGTGCCAAATGCACTTATCCAGGATAGAACGGCAAAGAGGGTTATGGAGTATTTCAATACCAATGAGAACATTGTTCTAAGCAACT